TTAAGCGGCCACTCTGGGTGATCGGTGCAACCGATTTCAACCTGGGAATGACGATCGCCAACAACGCGGCAAATCGGTTCTACAAGGAGGTGTTCACCACCGACACTGAGGTGGACGTCACTTCGCCGGAAGCGCTGGACTTTTACCTGGACAAGGTCATGGACTCCTCGCCGGAGACGGGCGTGGACATCGTGTACTGCGCCGGGCTGAACCTCCTGGATGCCATCGCAGACGTTGCAGAGGTGGATCTTTGGAACACCTTTGACGTCAACGTGATGGGGTTCATCCGGCTGATGCGCGCGATCGCTCAGAAGTTCCCTCGCGACATCAACAGGTTCCAGAAGCTGGAGAACCAACAGCGCGTGAATGTGGTTGCTGTGGCTTCGGATGCCGCCCGCACCCCGATGCGCCGGTCCATCTCCTACTGCGCCAGCAAGGCCGCTCTCGTCCAAGCCGTCAGGGTTGCTGCGCGAGAGCTAGCGCCGTACGTCCGCATCAACGCCGTCTCCCCGGCGATCATCGACGGGACACCCATGACTGTCAGCATCGACGCGGAGGTGGAACGCCAACGGGGATGGTCGATGGTGCAACGTCTGGAGTACGAACGTTCCATGATCCCGATGGGCCGTCGCGCCGAAGGCTGGGAGGTCGCACAGCTGGTTCTCAACACCCTCGAAGGTCCCGTGTTCTTGACGGGGTCCAACATCGAAATCACAGGAGGTAAGTGAAGTGCGTGACATCAACTACATGGTGCCGTTGGCCGGCAACATCAAGATTGACCAGCTGGCGTTCTGTTCCAGGTCGGATGACGATGACAAGCTCATCAAGGAGTTCCTCCAGCTGTCCGATGAGCCGTGGATCGAGGACACTGTCACTGCCAAGGGAATGGTGGGCGCGTTCGACAACGTGACCAACATCGCCAAGCTCCAGTTCAACTACAGTCTGGAGCACGAGGTGGAGATCCTGCGATACCTGAATGGTCCGAACTACCTGGACCTGGCAGCAGTTCCGGGCGGACGTATGTGCCACATCGGCTCGCACTTCATCGGCGCGGGCGACGTGCCGCGCGTCCACGCTCCGATCCTCCAGCAGCTGGTGACGGAGACGCACTCCAACCCGTTCCAGGCGGAACACAACCGTCACTACCGCTACACGATCTACAACACCTACAGCCGTCTGGGCCTGTTCTTCAAGGTCATCGAACGGCTGGACAGGTGATGCCGGACGTGGCAAAGTCGCTGCACGAGGCGGCGCAGGTCTTCGAAGACCGCAACGCGGTGTACCAAGATGCATACCTGATCGTGGGCAAGGTGACCGAAGCCTTGTTCCCCAACGGGGTCACCCTCGTCACCGAGGAAGACCACAACCGGTGGCATCTGCTGGAACTCATCATCGTCAAACTCACCCGCTACTCCGCCAACTGGAAGACGGGCCACAAGGAATCCATGGATGACCTCGTGGTCTACGGCGCAATGCTGCGTGCGCTCGACAAGGAGATGGAAGGAGTGCCTGAGTGATGGAACTCGTCCAGCATCCCAAGGGAGACAACAAGTTCTTGACAGTCGCCGAACTGCTGGAGCTTGCCGATGCCTGCCGCAAGTATGAGGTCGACACCGGGCGTGCCGTACTCGTGGAGGGCATGATCGGCTTGCGGAACGAACTCCGTGGGCTGAGGATCAAGAGCTAAGGAGCGACATGAAGTATGTATCCCTCCACCACCACTCGACCTACAGCTACATGGACGGCTTCGGGCCGGTCCGTGATCACGTAGCTCGGGCTGCCGATCTCGGGATGGAAGCGCTAGCCCTGACCGAACACGGCAACGTCTCTTCCCATGTTCAACTGGAGAAGGAGAGCACCAAGGCCGGTATCAAGCCCATCTTTGGGCTGGAGGCTTACTGCGCTCCGGAGAACATGAAGGAGATGAAGAACCGCCGCAAGTGGCACCTCACCTTGCTGGCGGAGACGGAGGAGGGATACCGCAACCTCATGCGGATCGTCACAAAGTCGTGGGCGGAAGGCTTTTACCAGTGGCCAACCGTCCACGGCAAGTGGCTCCAGGAGCACGCTGAGGGGATCATCGCCCTATCCGGTTGCGCAGACTCCCACCTCAGTTGTACGTTGCTCGGAGGCAAGGGACGCGAGACCGGCGATGAGCGGGAAGCCCTTGCAGTCATGAGGAATTACAAGCGCATCTTCGGTGATCGCTACTACGTTGAGACGCAGATGTTCCCGGAGTTGGAACGGACTCGCAACCTCAACCCCTGGTTCGAACAGGCCGCGCGCAAGCTTGGCATCCCTCTCGTGGCGACCGCAGATTGCCACTATCCCCATCCGGAAGACAACAAGATGCAAGCCATCCTACATACGGCCGGTCGTGGGCTCGGGACCGTGGACACTGCGGAGTCCAACTGGGAGTACAACATCCTGCTGACGCATCCGGCCGACGACAAGACCGTCATGAAGCGCTTGCGCGGCACCGGTCTGTCGGATCGTGGCGCAGTCCAGGCCTTCCGTTCGACGGAGGAGATTGCCGGTCGTTGCAACGTCGAACTGCCGAAGATGCAAATGCTCAAGTTCCCCTTGCCTCGTGGGGTGAAGGACAAGGAGGAATTGATTTGGCAGTGGTTGAGGCTCGGGTGGAAGTACCGGCTGAAGCATGACAAGTACCTCCGTGATCACAAGAAGGAGGCTGTGGAGCGGCTGAAGTATGAGATGGGCCTCATCGTGATGAAGGACTACATTGATTACTTCCTCATGCTGTCGGATGCTGTGCGCTGGTGTAAGAACCGCGAGTTGCCGGTTGGTCCGGCCCGTGGATCCGCCGCAGCCTCGTTGGTTTGCTACGTTCTGCGGATCACGGAGATCAATCCGCTTCCGTTCCCCAACATGCTGTTTGAGCGGTTCATCGACATCAACCGTACGGACTTGCCCGACGTTGACTTGGACTTTGATGACGAGCGCCGACACGAGTTGGTCATGCATCTTCAGGATCTTTACGGCGAGGATCGCGTGGCCAACATTGGCACCTACACCAAGTACCGGGGCAAGAACAGCCTGGATGACGTAGCGCGTGCACATGACATCAGGCCGTGGGAGATCCAGCCGGTCAAGGATCTGATGATTGAGCGTTCCGGCGGTGACTCTCGTCTGGACTCCTCGATTGAGGACACGGTGGACATGTTCCCTGCGGCCCGCAAGGTCTTCGATGCACACCCTGAGTTGGAGTATGCGCTTCGGCTTGAGGGCAACATGAAGGCTTCTTCGGTTCACGCGGCTGGACTTGTGATCAGCAACGAGCCCATCACCACGAACGTTGCAATGTATGAGCGGAAGGACAAGCACGGCAACGTCCGGCGCGTGGTGAGCGTTGACAAGTACGATGCGGAGTATCTCGGGATGCTCAAGGCTGACTTCCTTGGCCTCACCACAATGGGCATGGTAGCTCGTGCCATCAAGCAGATCGGGATGCCGCTGGACGACTTGTACCATCTCCCGTTCGATGACGAGAAGGTGTTGGAGGCTTTCCGTGAGAATGACGTCACAGGCATCTTCCAGTTCGGCGGTGGTGCAACCAAGATCGTCAACGGGGATGTGAAGCCGGACAACTTCCTGGAGCTTTGTGACATCAACGCGCTCTCGCGTCCTGGCCCGCTTCACTCGGGCAGTACGTCCGATTACATCGACGTCAAGCACGGCCGGAAGCAACCCGAGCACTTCCACCCGATGATTGATGAGATCACCAAGCACACTTACTACACCATCATCTATCAGGAGCAGATCCTTCGAATCATCAAGGAGATGGGTGGTCTTCCATGGACCCACGTCCAAGAGATCCGGCGCATCATCTCCCTCAAGCGAGGCGTGGGCGCATTCCAGCAGCGGTATGAGGAGTTTGTCGAGGGTGCGAAAACGCACGGGGTGGATCGAGCGCTGGCCAAGAGAATCTGGGACCGGCTGGTCACTGCCGGTCAGTACGCCTTCAACCAGAGCCACTGTGTGAGCTACTCTGCCTTGGCCTACTGGCAGATGTGGTTGAAGGTCTATCACCCGCAAGCGTTCTATGCGGCGTGCCTTGTCAAGTTCGACAAGGCCCAGTACATCCTGATGAGGGACGCGATGCGCCACGGACTTGAGATTGTTCCGCCGGACCTCGCAACCTCCGGCGTGGACTGGCACTCGGATGGGGACAAGATCCGGGCTGGCTTCCGTCAGATCCCTGGTATTGGTGTCAAAATGGCGGAAGACATCATCAAGGACCGCGAGGAGAACGGGCCGTTTAAGGACTGGTATGACCTCATCCGCGTGAAGGGTATTGGCAACAAGACCGCGCCGAAGTACGCGGACTGGGCAGCGTCCAAGGACCCATTCCAGATCCACCGTGTGGACAAGGTGCTCGACCTGGTACGGAAGGCGATCACCTCCGGCCGGTTGATGAGCCAAGACATGAAGGGCAGGATGATTCCTCTGCCCACGCCGAACTACCGTGGTGCTGAGATACCCACCGACGCAACCAATCTGCCAGTCACCTACATCGGCATCCCGAAGAAGCGCAACCCGCAAGACGTCATCGAGGATGAACGAGCGCGTACCGGCAAGTCCATGGCCGAAGTGACGGCGACGATCAAGGACCCGCATCTCTCGAAGAAGATGACATTGGAATGCTTCGATGACACGGATGTCCTGGTATATGTGAGATTCTCACGTTGGGACTTCCCACGCTTCGAGAAGGAGTTGTGGTCCATGGCCATGGACCACGACGTGATTATTGTGAGGGGTGTGAAGAAGCGAGGGTTTGGCACAGGCATCCACGTCAAGGCGGCGTGGTGCATCGACCCTGACGATCTCATCGAGGAGGAAGATGACACGTGGGATGGCACTGACGAGTAGTTGGTTGGTGATCCTCCTTCTTGCCTGGCCCGCAGTTTGCTTTGGTGCGGGTGTGGCTCTTGGAGTCTTCATCACGAAGCGGTACACGAGTGCAAGGGAGTACTGGTATGGCCCTGGGGAGCAAGAAGGACAAGGCGTTGTCCAAGGCGGACATCATCGCCGAAGCACAGAAGCTGGACGACCGGCGGCAGGAGCAGATCGCTCGCCAGTCGAGGATCATCGGCCGCCTGGTGACGGAGAACCAGATGATGATGGGACTGTTGGGAGAACTTCAACCGACTGACGAGCGCGCGGGTGAAGTGCTCAATGAGATCCAGAAGCTGCGGGACGCGCAGCGCAAGGAAGATCAGAAGATGGAGAAGAAGAATGGCTGACGGGACGATGTTGGAAGAGATGGGCACCGACGCACAGAAATGGACAGAGAGGTTCCTCAACGCCTCTGGCTTGGACAATGCCGGTCCGGACTTCCGGCACACGGTGCTGACCTGGTTCGCCAACGCGATCGAAGCGGGCCGGTCTGCTGGCATCGGCACTGCGATGGAGGACAGCCTCAACGAGATTGCGGCTCGCTCCAACGAGAATGCCCACGCCCACGGTTGGTACGACATCCCCAGATCCTTCGGTGAGGTCGTGGCGCTCTTCCACAGCGAGGCCAGCGAGGCGCTGGAGGAGTGGCGCGACAACCACGCCCCGGATGAGCGCTACTACAGCGTGCCGAAGTACCGGCCGGAGCCAAGTGACATCATCAGCGATCTTGGGCCGGAGGCAACAGAAGACCTGCAAGCGTGGGCAACCAAGTTCGATCGGCTTGGTGACGAGGCGAAGGTGATCCCCTTCCGCTTCGACTGCCCAGAGCACATCGCCAGTGAACTGGTGGTTGCCGGATTCCTCAAGCCGGAAGGAGTTCCGTCCGAACTGGCCGACATCATCATCCGAGTGGGTGACGCTGCGGAGGAGTACAACATCGACATCGGCCGGGAAGTTCTGCTCAAGATGGCGTACAACGCCACCCGTCCGTACAAGCACGGAGGGAAGCGCGCATGAGCCACAGCATCTACGTCTCCGGCCCGATCATGGCCCCGGATGTCGACGGAGGTTTGCCGTCGCGGCTCACGGTGGAACGTCGCAAGATGAAGTTCAACCAGGTCTCCAAGATCATCCGCGACAACGTCATCTCCACGACGTACGTGATCAACCCGCTCAACATTCCGGCGTGCACACCTCGCATGAACAAGCCGGTTTGCGCCGGTCTGGAGAATGGCCCATTCGGCAAGGGGCATTCGTGGCAGTGCTACCTCCGGCACGACTTGGAGGTGCTCGTGATGTGCCACGAGATTGTCATGTTGGAAGGCTGGGAGAATTCGCCCGGCGCCAACGTGGAGTTCAACACCGCAAAGGCTTTGGGTCTTGAGATCAGTTACTGGTGTGACCTACATGCCAACGCGCACTCGGATGGTCCGTGCAACAACAAGGTGGAAGGAACAAGAAATGTCTGAGGTCTTCATCCCTACCTGGCTTGTGACGCGGCGAGAGAACCCGCCGCCTGGCGAGTTCAGCCGTCACCCGTCCGACCTGGAAGAGCACGATGTACTCACTAGGGATGTGGCATTCAACCGCCACTCCAAGAACGATGGGCATCACGTCTCGCCATACGACAACGCAACGGTCCAGGTCGGTACGGACAAGATCGAAGCGGCGTTGGTCCAGGGCATCGATGAGGAGAACTTCCGCCGCGTCCTGTCCGCAGCAACCCGCGCCACGATCGGCATCGACATTACACCTCGCTGGGAAGCATGCGGAGGCGCCCAGGCGACTGAGTGCTTCATGGGTCACACCGAGCACCGCATCAATCCGGTCCAAATTCGTGAGGGTTTGGCCGATCCGCTGGAGCCTGAGAAGGACTGGGAGGAGATGTTGAAGGGTGGTCTCCAGACCGCTCTGGAGTCACAGACGATCGTGTTCGCCGTGACCGGCGTATCACGGACCTGCACTCATCAGCTCGTTCGGTCACGGCGTGCCGCGTTCCACCAGCAGTCGCAGCGCGCTTCGTACATGGGCGACAACCCGGAGTTCCGGATGCCCGAGTCGGTCTGGCGCAATCCGGCGGTACGGTCTGTCTGGTTGCGAGCGATCGGCGCGACGCAAGCTGCATACCAGATCGCTTGCGAACATGACATTTCGTACCAGGATGCGCGCTTCATCCTGCCGGAAGGGACGACCAACTTCATCATGTTGGAGTACCCTGTGCGCGAGTTCCTCAACGTGTACGCCTACCGCGCCTGCCACATGTTCCAGTGGGAGATCAGTGCGGTCATGCGGGAGTGCCGGAAGGTGCTGCTGGAAGCCCACCCGTGGTTGGAGCCGTACGTCAAGATCACCTGCGAGAAGACGGGCATCTGCGAGTTCCAGGGCTGGGAGGTCGTGGAGGGTCAATGCACACTCCCGATGGCCCGCGAGGACAACCGGCGCTTCAAGCCGGTCCATCACCGGATCGGTTGACCGATGGACAAGGCCGGTATTGCCAAGGGACTACTCAACAAGATCGAAACGGCCGTGGACAACACGCTGTTGGCGATCATCCGTGGTTGTGTCGGGCAAGGCTTTAGCCCAACATCCGCCATCTCTTTGGTGCGGACGCGGCTGGACCTGATCGAAACGATGGCAAGGGAGGAATCACGTGAAGCGGTTGCTGATGTTCTTGTACCTGGTGTTGGTGATGAGCGAAGCCAGGCCGAAGCGTGGATGGAAGCTCTTCACCCGGAGGCGTCGGCCAGACTCGCTCCTGACGTTTGCGGAGAGCGGGGTGTTCAATCTGCCAATCCCCGAAGGGAAGAAGACCAGCCCGACAACCAAGCCGACCTCTGGGATGATGGATGGGTTGGTGATGAAGGAGGAGGCTGGCAGCGCTGAGCCCAAGCACCGGGCCGTGGTCGAGGTGGTGCCGACCTCGCTCGTGGAGCAGGAGGCGCAATGCGCTATCACCTTGCAAATGCCCAACAGGACAACACCTCAGGGCATCCGTATGTACGGCAACCGGCGCTATGACACACCCATCGGCCGGACGTTGACGCGGGAGTTCCTGGTGCGTGACCCCGGCCACACGCCTCCTGCGGCCATACGGCACCTGCCGATCATGGACTCAGTGCGGGCGATGTACACGCACAGGGAAGTTGGTTCTCAACCAACCTCGCCAGCGTCGCGTGGCACCGAGAAGAAGGGGCGACCGACGCCCAAGCGGCCAAGGAGGGGCAGTGACAATCGCCAGAACCGTTGACAGAGATGCATCCCTTCCTCACCAGATCATCATCGGCTCCGGCCGCAACGAGCGCGAACTGTCTGTGTCGTGCAACTGCCGCAAGTACGGCTTCAACGGCGGGTACTCGCCTATGGGGCATGTACCGACCGGCGAAGAGTCGGTGCTTGCGGCACAGAAGCTCTACAACAACCCGGCCAACCACAACAAGGTCGAGGGTGAGCCGGACTTCGAGCCGCACCTCAACAACTACAAGAAGATCAGGCACGTGGAGGTCACTGAATGACTCGCTACACGTCGGAGACAACGGGGTGGGCCGTGGCTTTGGCCTATGATCCTGGCGGCACTACCGGCTGGTCAGTAATGTGCCTGAAACCCACAGCGCTACTGGGGAAACGTCAATCGGTGGACGCCCATCGAGACGCCCAACGCCCGATCCCGCAGTCTCTCAAGCACTTTGCTGCGGGCGAGATCACGGGACCTCGCCCGGAGCAGTGTGACCAGTTGTCGGAGGTTATCGACATGTGGGCCGACTGCGCAGTGATCGGGGAGCGCTGGACCACCAGGAAGTTCAACAGTAGTGAGGAGTTCCTGGAACCTGTACGGATCAACGCTTGCATAGAGTGGCATCTGTACGGCTCCGGCCGTCCTCTGTTCGAGCAGACGCCCGAGCAGGCGAAGTCGAAGTGGAATGATGATCGTCTCAAGCGCGCCAAGTCGCTGGGACAGCCGTGGTGGGTGGTTGGGAAGGATCACGCACGCGACGGAGTACGACATGCAGCCTTGTTCTTAGACAGGGCTCGCCAGCAACCGGATCTTCGGGGCCGTGCGTGGCCTCATCTCTTCAATTTGCAAGGGGAATTGCGATGATCGAACTGGTACCAGAGGGGCAAGGCGACAACCCGCGTATCGCGCTTGACACGAGCGTGATCGAGTTCATCAACAGCGACAAGGTGCCGACTCCTCCGGCGCTCAACGCCTACCAGTGTGAGCGGAGGAAGGGTCACATCATCGTGACCATCGACATCCACCCTGGCGTTACCCCGGCGTTCATGGGATGCAAGTACCCGCACTGCCCTGGTATGTCCAGGAGCATGTTCTATCCGGCCGCTCCAATGCCGGACAAGCTGAAGCTAGCTCCGATCTGGGTGTGGTATCGCCCGTCCAGCGTGGAGTTCGACAAGGAGAGTGCCGCATCAAAACACCACATTCTTCAAGGTGGTCTGGAGATCCGGCATTGCTCGCAGAACTTTGACCAGTTCATGGAGGAGTGGAATGCCCACCATTGAGTACAAGAACGATCGCATCAGCCCGGACGAGGATGCCGAGATCTGCCCGGACACCGCCGTAGTGCGGTACTGGCTCGACAAGGACAGCTGGATCGAGGTCACCACTACGTTGCGTGGTATCGAGATACGCAGCGACGGTGGGCGTATGGCCATTGAGCCCATCTCCGGCAACAATGTCGAGGTCTATCTGAGGAGTCGGACAGCATGAGCGAGGTAGTGGTTGTTGATGGCCGCTTTGAGCAGGAGCCGGCAAAGGTCATCCACAAGTACCGGCTGGTGCTTCTTCCTGACCCCGTGGAGTTGTCGATCCCCATTGGGGCCAAGCTGCTACGTGCGGAGTTCATCCAGGGGTGGAATCCGCTTGAGGGCCATTGGCTACTTTGGTATGAGGTGCCGATTGCCAACAAGGCCAACTTCCACGAACTCGTGTATCAGTCGATGGCGACCGGTGTGGAGTTCCCCAAGTGCGCCAAGTACGTCACAACCGGATTCCGTTGGCACGACCAGCAGCGCCTGCCCGCAGAGGTCTGGCACCTGTACGAATACCCCAGCGGCGCAAGGGTGGTTGACATCTGATGGCGCGCATGGCGAAGGTGTCGCTACGGGTAGCGCTGCCGAGGGGCACCGATCTTCGGGGTCAGGGCGACGTGAAGTGGGACATGGGCATTGGGGACAACCTGGTGCCGCTCGCCAAAGACATAGCTGACGGCTTACGGGCCAAGGGCTACAAATGCAAAGTCTCCATCAACAAGGAAGTTGACGAGGAGTACTGATGGACGAGTTCCCAACGTACGGAGAGCGAGGATTCATGCGAGGACGAGTGACAACTGAGGATCTGCCGCCGGACCCGAAGGTGCGGGCCAAGAACACCCTGATCGCCTTCGCTACCGTGGAGCGCGAGTTGTCGTGGTCGGTGGGGCAGTTCTCCGGCCGTGATCGCTGGCCCCTCAAGTGGTACCAGGTCGCCCACGCTGACATGATCCCGAGCGCGCTCGTGGTGACGGACAACGACACCGATGCCGACATCATGATCTACGCCAAGGCGGGCGTGGATTGGCATAGCGTCTGCCTGGAGTACTACTGGCACGGCGAGTGGCACCTGTTCCGGCCGCAGAATGCCTTGGCGGAGTGGAAGTCTGGTGATCCTCGCTGGCAGGACGTTCCGGACATGCCGGAGCCGGATCAGGTGAACTGGTGATCGTCTCACACCGCTGGAAGTTCGTCATTGCTGCGCCAGCGGGTGTGGGCGCGGCGGGTTGGCTTGCGCGTATCCGCGCCGAAGGTGACCCAGACCACCTTGAGATCGTGGGGCATGCCAACAGCGTCTGCGTGCCGGAGGGTTGCGAGAGCTACGCCCGGTACTTCGTGGACAACCCTCGCAATCGCCTTCCCTTCATGTGGTCTGCGCGAGAGGGCACGCCGTGGGAGGGACCGGCGCAGGTCCAGGACTCTCTGCCTGAGTGGCTCAAGTGGTACATGTGGAGTATGCGCAAGATGTACCTAGCTCTTGGGCTGGAGAGTTCCCCAAACGGGTGGGGGATGCGTGGCGAGGATGGTGACTGGATGTTCTTCGATTCTCCGGCGATCCTCTGCCGTACGTTTGCGGGGATCGGCAACAGCCCGTTGGGCGAGGAGGCTCCTTGGGGGAGGGCTGAGGTACGCATCTTGTACCTGGAGGATGTGTCGAAGGGCTGGCGTGACCTCATCAAGAAGGTACTGTCAAATGCGCCGGAGGCGAAGAACACGAGGGATCTGCTCGCCTGGCATACCCCGATGTCGCAGACGTTCTATGAACTTCCTGATGAGCTTGCGGCGGCGTACCTGAAAGACGCGGCGTGGATGTACAAGGCTCAGAAAGGAGTGAAATAGCCAAATGATGTTTGGGTAATCGCGTGCAAGCCCAAACATGCCTAGATCCGCGCGTATACGCGAGCGCTAGCGGGCGGCCGGGGAGACTCTCGAATTCTTATCACGGAAACTTCTCGAAATTTTGTTGTGTTCTTCTACGCGCGTAAGAAGACACATGGAAATTCTCGTGGGGAGTGTGAGAGGTAGTTTCGAGGTTCAGCGACCGCCCGCTAGCCCGTACGGGAGGAATTGAGGAATATTGTGAATGCAAAGGGAGATTTGGTGGCTGCCTGGGTGGGGCCGATCATCACGGTTGCCTCGATGTGTCAGCATCTGGATGGGAGTGTGGACAGGCATAGGGTCTTGGTACTTGACTTGGGCCCGTTGCTGGAAGAGTTGTCTTATGGGATTCCTGGGCCAATCGTCACTGTGCCTCTGGGTGGCATTCAGGTGGGGCAGTTCGGGATCGTGCTGAAGGGATACGCGGCGACCGACATTCATGCGGTAATGCGGAATGTGGTTTGGGAGGATGAGCATTGTCTCGCGTGTTGTGGAGCCCTGATTAAGTTCGCGGAGCCATTACATCATCACGTGCTTATTCGCTGTGGACCTACAATTGGTCTCTCGGATGCGGAAGCAAGGAGATTGACTGATGAGTACTGGTCCGATTGAGTTCGCAAGGTCAGTGCCTGTGGATGACTTGGGTTCTACTGAATATGGCGGTGACCCTGGTCTGGTAGCGGGTGCAAACACGAACGGGGCCGTTGGGCTCTCTGGGCGTGGGGTTGACCATCTCGCGCATTTGACGACGGCGGAACGTCTGGGAGTTCTCCGGCGCTCCAAGTCCACTTCGTTTGATGAGGTGGAGGTTGATGAGGACGGCGTCACCACGATCACTCGGGTGGACGTGCTTGGTGGTACCGATCCGGTGACTGGTTTGACGGTGTCGGATGCGGATGTGGAGGATGCGGTGCCTGGTGTATTGGCGTCCGACTTCATCAATGGCTCTGGCCTGCCAGGGTAGTTGCACGGCCAAAATTCGCTGAGCGGAGAGTGGAGGAACACAGCGAGATGACTGAGCGATCTGGACGGGGTGGTCAAAGGGGCGAGCAGACTCCTGCCCAAAAAGCTGCACTGGCCAAAGGTCGTGCCAAGCGCGAGGCCACTAAGAAACGGGCCAGCAGCCCCAAACCGGAGAAGTCGCGACACCAGATGTTGCTTGACGGAGAGCTCAAGGTTGACGAGCTTGATGAACAAGAGCTCAAGCACTTCCGGGGTCGCGACATTGATGGTGAGTTTAAGGGACGCATCCGGCCGATACCGGCGCGCCTGGCCGCGCAGATCCGGCAGAGACTCTTGAACCAGATGCAAGCGAACATCGAAGGCTTCTTGCCACGAGCGATTGCAATTCTGGAGGACATTGCCGAAGGTAGCGACCAAGACTCAGCCCGAGTCAAGGCCGTGGACCTCCTCTTGCAACGTGGCGCCGGTAAGGTGCCCGACATCGTTCGTGTCGGCGCGGAGGATCCATGGGATGCGATCCTTGGTGACGTAGTGCGTGAAGGTTCCTTGGAGAGTGAGGAATTCACGAGGCTCCGCGATGGCCTTGCCGACCTCGCAGGCCGTGGCGATCCGGACGACACATTCTGACCGTGGCCTGACGTGGCCTAGCGACGTGAAGACGTTGAAGCGTGGACCCTGCCCTGGGTCCTTGCTTCATATCCAAGGAGAAGGGAACCTCATGGCGGGGAGAGTTGCGCTTGGCGAGGTGGATCCGGTTGTGCTCTATCGGGCGTTGAAGGAAGCGCGTCCGCTTGCATACCCGATCTGGAAGCGCGGGAGGTTCAAGCCGCATCTCTCCCAAGCGGCGGTGTTGATGCATTCGGCCCGTCACAAGGTCGTGAGTGGAGGAAGACGGCTTGGCAAGTCAGAGATCGGAGCGGCCGAACTCGATGCCGAAGTGGTGAAGACCAAGATTGTTCTCTCCCAACTCGTGGAGATGGGCAAGCGGCGAGAGTTCTGGATTGTTGGGCCCGAGTACACCGATGCTGAGAAGGAGTTCCGCAAGCATTGGGATCTCATCAAGCGCATCGGTATCCCCATGGACAAGCCGGGGTCGTACAACGATCCGCATAGTGGGGACATGCAACTCTCGTTGATGAAAGGCAAGTACTTGGTACTTGGGAAGAGTGCCAAGCACCCCGAACGTCTCGTTGGTGAAGGCTTGAACGGTTGCGTGCTCGCCGAAGCGGCGAAGATGAAGGAGTCTGTCTGGTCGAAGTACATCCGCGCAACGCTCGCTGACTTCAACGGCTGGAGCATCCATGCCTCTACGCCGGAGGGCAAGAACTGGTTCTATGAGAACTGGCAGGCCGGTCAGGATCCAACGAACGAAGACTGGGCATCGTGGCGGATACCGGCGTGGATGAACCCGTACGTGTACCCACTTGGGGCGACTGACTCCAAGATTGCCACTCTTCGTGCTGCTTTGGAGGAGAAGGGGCGAGGCTTTAACTTCAACTCGCTCGTCAGACGGCTCAAGATAGATCCCGAGATCGCCAGTATGGTGAGGGATCTGGACGAGGTGACGTTCAACCAGGAGGTTGGTGCGGACTTCTCGGAGTTCGTTGGCCGTGTCTTCAAGGACTTCGATGAGGAGGTGCATGTCAACGATTGCGCCTATGATCCCGAGCTTCCGCTGTACGCCGCGTGTGACTACGGATTCACCAACCCGTTCGTGTGGCTGCTGATCCAAGTGGACGTATGGGACAACGTGTACATCGTGGACGAGATGTATGAGACAGGCATGACCATTGATGATGCGGCTCGTGAGATCATCAATAGGGGCCTTGCGCCCCAAACCATGAAGGGCTTCTACCCTGATCCGGCCGAACCAGGCGACACGCTCGCCTTGGAGAAGCATCTCAAGATCCCCAGTTTTGGTAATACCGGTGGGGAAATCAAGACACGACTCCGGTACATCCGCGAGGGCTTGAAGATCCGCAACAAGCACCTGCCTTGGGGCGACCCTGAGCGCAAGCCGAAGCTGTTCATCAACCGTAAGTGTGAGAACACGATCCGAGAGATGAACGACTACCGGTATCCCAAGGGCGAAGAGCGCCGGGACAAGAACAACCAGGAGAATCCTCTCAAGAAGGACGACCACACGCCTGAAGCTCTCGGGCGGTTCTACCACGGGTACTACGGTGAGCCGGAGCAGCAAGCTGGCAACACTGTTGTCCGGCAGGGGAGGTTTGCGAGGCGATGAAGTACAAAGACCGCAAGATGCGCTTCTTCAGATCCCCAGAAAATGTGGAGGATTGGGACAGTGTGACATCTCGCTTCCTCCGTATCGTGACGATTGACCCAGACCTCGATTACCGGCTGAGTTGCCTTCTTGTCTTGTTTGCAACAGACATGCCGAAGACAGTGGGTGGCTATGCGCACCACGGCCACTAGAATCCCGACAACCAATCACCTGATCAGGAAGGGTCATCGATGACCGTACAGGCGAGCGAGTTGATGACTCCCTACTCAACCGTTGCACCGTACTTCGGCGCTCCACCTACATGGATGACGGAGATGGATGCGCAGCGGATCATGAGTTACCAGATCTATGAGCAGATCTACTGGAACGTGCCGGAGACGTTCGTCCTTCAACAGCGCGGCTCCGACACCGATCCCATCTACATTCCAACCGGCCGGACGATCATCGACACGACCAACCGCTACGTGGGCAAAGACTTCGGCTTCATGATTGACCCCGACGTTGGCACCCCGGCTGGGCAGTTGGTGTTGAAGAACGCGCTCACGGCCCTGTTCCGGCGCGAACGCTTCTGGTCCCTGTTCGCAGCCAACAAGCGCTTCGGTTTGATGCGTGGTGATTGGTTGTTCCACGTCATCGGCAACCCGCTCAAGCCAGAAGGTCGCCGGATTGACATCGAGGCTGTGGATCCTGGTGCATACTTCCCGGTGTACCACCCCGATGACCCCAACAAGCTCATCGCGGTCTACATCGCGGAGCAGTTCATCGACCCAACGGACTCGAAGACGTACATCAAGCGGCAGACGTACTTCAAGGGTGCCGATCCCTTGGAGAACGACGGGAGCGACACGAGCATCTGGAATGAGGTTGCACTCTACGATCCCAAGTCGTGGGAGGACATCACCGTCAACCCGAAGACCGTGATCACCGAGCTTGCACAACTTCCTCCACAAATCACAGCGATTCCGGTGTACCACATCCGGAACTTCGAGACACCCGGCGATCCGTTCGGCAGTTCGGAGCTTCGAGGCTTCGAGCGCATCATTGCCGGCGTCAACCAGGCGATCTCTGACGAGGAACTCGCGCTTGCCCTTGACGGGCTGGGCATGTATGCAACGGACGGTGGCGCGCCTCGTGATGAGACCGGCAACATCACTGACTGGGTCATGGGCCCTGGCCAAGTGGTCGAACACGCCAAGGGCTCCACGTTCGAAAGGGTTACTGGTGTTGCTTCGGTCACGCCAACCCTCGATCACGTCAAGTTCCTCATCGACCAGCTGAAGGAGTCCTCCGGTACGCCGGACGTGGCCACAGGGAAGGTTGACGTGGCCGTCGCAGAGTCCGGCATCTCCCTTGTCCTTCAGATGGGCCCGATGATCAGCAAGGTGTCCGAGAAGGAGCAGGTGATCACGGACGTCATGCGGCAGATGTACTTCGACATCTCCTATGGCTTCTTGCCTGCATACGAAGGCACTACCACCGACGCCTATGCGGAGCCGTCGTACGGCGACGTACTGCCTGACGACAAGGCCGCACAGGTCGCTGAGGTTCTCCAGATGGTTGCGGCCGGTCTGGCCGATGCCGAGTGGGGACGTACCCAGATTGCACAGATACGTGGGTATGACTTCGGCACCGACATGGCGACACGAGTTCTGAGCGAGCAAGCAGAACGTGCCGCCGCAATTGATCCCTTCGCCGCTCGAATGGCTGCGGAGTCCGAACAAGAAGGAGCCCAGTAATGGCAGAGATCACCCTCCAGCAGATCGGCCCGACCGGTCTCAACAACGTGCTGATGGTTCAGGCTGCGGCCGGAGACACGGCGCAGGTTGGCGACAACAAGAAGCTCGTTGTCCGCAACGGAGATGCAGCCTCCCACACGGTGACCGTCGCCGTACCGGGCAACAGCTTCGTTGGCATCGCCAACCCGGACCTCGCCGTGGTCATCGCGGCGGGCAACATGGCGATCATCCCGCTGTTGGACGCCTACGCGGACGCCAGCCAGGGTGGTCGTGCGGTCATCACGTACGACGCGACTCCGGCAACCCTCACTCGGGCTGTCGTCGCCTTCTGACGATGGGCCATCACCCAATGCCCGCAATCTACTGTGAGAGATGCGGGGATTGCGTGTACTGCTTTGCGGAAGACCACTGCTATGGGAGTACAGATGGCAAACACCAAACGTCAGAAGCGCCGGAAGCAAGCACGCACAGCAGCCCTGACCCGCAAGGGGTTGGGGATCAAGACCGCTCGCCGGATTGCTAACGGCAAGCGCAAGAAGTAACACCATCAGCGGAGCACAGGAAGGCACGGAGATGGAAGCACGCGAACACACACTAGGCAAGGATTGCTGGTGCAACCCGGAGGTCATCAAGGTATCCGGCAAGAATGATGAAATCGGTCATCGGGTATCCGAGTTGGTTCCGGAGTCGGTGGAGGTCAACGTCGTGATGGGAGCGCAACTGCGAGCGATCGTCAGGAGCGCTCTCATCCACGTCCGCAACAGGCTCAAGGATGTACCGGTGCTTGAATCGACCAAACAGGCATGTATCCTGTTGGTCGATGAGGAACTGGCGAAGTGGCCGTTGGGCGGCGAGGCAGAGAAGCCAGACACCCTTGCACAGTGGCTGTTCAAGCGCTTCGGCCAGAAGCTGCCGGATGACCTGGAGCCCTACGCCTTCAACTGGGAAGGTCTCCATGAGGTTGACCGGGTGTGGTGGGAGCATGAAGCTGACGCCGTCCGGCGCGCAGTAGGCCGTGGAGGGTTCAAGACCTCGCCGGATGAGGTCGAGATCTCCACGCCGATTAGTGATCTGCACCAGGCCCACGCAAACTCTGGCAACATGGTCAAGGGCTACCGACAGCTTGACCTCAAGTATGCGGAGACGTTGGGTGAGGCAATTCGCATTGCCATCGGTGCGGCTTCGGTCACCTGGACCAACATGTCCGGTGCTGGCATCTTCAAGTCTGAGGTCGCCTTGGACATCTCTACCCAACTCGAACACCACATCATGGCCTTCTTGAACACGTCGCTGGGGCAGATCGGAGAGCGCCACCAGGAGTTGTTCGACCACTTGAAGAAGTACCACGACGCGGGTCAGCCGATGGTCTCGGTGAAGCAGGTGATGGAGATCCTCACCGGCCGGACCACGCCGGTTGAGTACGACTCCGCAATGCAGCGCTCGCCGGAGGTCGGTCATGGGTGACGATGACATCGAGATCCGTGCGTTTGCGGAGAAGAACCCCAATCAGGGCGACTGGGACCAGGCCATCCGCTTTGAGGGTGATTGCCTGATTGGTTGCAAGGGCAGGAAGATGCTCAACACCAAGAACCTAGTGACGGCCCTCAACTGGGTTGACTACCACAGGTCCGGCCTGGAGCACATCGCTGCGCATCTCAAGAGGATGGCGAAGTTTCCGGAGGGTGCTCATGGCACCATCATCACTTCCCAACTAGCGGATGAGGTGTCAGAATGAGTGAAGAGCGCGAGCCCATCGACACCAGTACGCCTTGGCATCGTCCTCGCCGTGAGCCGTTGACGCAGGTGGAGTACGAACGCCAGGCGTACCGTGCAATGACCACACCGGGCAAGGGGAACATCCACCCTGGCTCGATCACCACGCCGACGTATGAGCCCAACCGGGCCATGGCGCCGGAGCCAAGCTCCATCATCGGGAAGAAGGGAGTACGTGACAACACGCCTGATGCGGTCACCATCGGTGATCGTATTGTTCATGCCGTAGTGGGGATTTGCATCCTTGGCATCTTCGGCATCCTTGGGTACATGCTCATCAAACTGGGGTGAATCATGACCGATCCGAAGCTAGCTCGCATGCCTCTGGACGCCTACCTGCGTCGACAGGTAGTGATGGACGTGGAGATGAGGAAGGTCTTACGCGCCGCGATCCGGTCGTTGGACTCTGAGATCAAGAGACTGGGCGAGTCACGGAAGATCGGCAACCAAGTTCGCGCGTCACAACTCCGTTTGACGCGGGAAATGATGAGTGTTTGGCGCGATGCCGGTGATGTCATCGAACGGGGCATCATCGGCAGCGACAAAGAGCTTGCAAAGGTGTCGGAGGCATTCGACAAAGACCTGATGAAACGACTGGGCGCCAAGATGGACCCAGACTTTGCACGCTCGCTATTGGCCCAAGCGCAAGCGGGCCTGGACTCTTACATCAGCCGAAGCCATAATTACATGACCTTGAGTGAACGGGTGTACCGGAACGGCCGGAAGTCTGTTACCGCAGTGGAGGGAATCATCAACCAAGCCCTCCTCTCTGGCCGATCTGCCACAGAAATTGCACGTCTAGTGCGTTCGTACATCAATCCGCGCACTCCGGGTGGTCTCAGCTACGCCGCGATGCGTCTCGGTAGGACCGAACTCAACAATGCATTCCATGAGACCAGCAAAAGAATGGCAATCGACGACCCATTTGTGGCACGAATGCGATGGAATTTGTCCGGCAGCCACCCGAAGCCAGACATTTGCAATGAATATGCTTCGGCTGTCAACCGGCGTGGTTGGGGACCTGGTGAGTACTCCGCTGGCGAGGTCCCGAACAAGCCGCACCCGCAGTGTCTTTGCTTCACTACCACCGTTCCTATCTCCGAAGAAGCCTTCTTACGCAATATGAAGGCAGGAAACTATGACAACATGGCCAACGCGGCCTGAGCGGAGCACGATGCCACGCATCAAGTACCCCAAGCGCATCAAGTTTGGGGCCAAGAGCTACAAAGTTCACTGGTCCGCCGATGCCTGGATCAATCGGCCGGAGGAGAACCGCATCGAAGGGGCATGGGGTCTGACCGATCACCAGAAGCTCGGGATCTGGGTCAGCCCGGAGCTTCACCCGACCAACAAGCGGGAGACGTTGTTGCATGAGATTCTCCATGTCCTACATGCAAACAGCGGCGGCAACGTCCTCAACGACCTGATCCCGAAGCACGAGCATGCGACCGAAGCTGAGGAGTTCATCGTCAGCCGGTTGGAGGCTCCGCTGATGTCCTTCCTCGTGGAGAACCCAGCCGTACTTGCATTCATTGTCATCGGTGCTGACGAGGACCGCGCCCAATAGGATCTATCAACGACTAGCCCAGGAGGGGCAATGGCCATCACGGCGACTGACATCCTGTACAAGTTCTCCGTTGCTGCGGCGGCAGGAGACACCACGGCCGGTACGGCTGCCACGTCTCTCGGAGACCAGATCTCTACCACCCAGATCACGGATGCCACACTGGACAACCTGTTCGACGTCATCACTGGTGATGAGAATGCCGCCAGCGACGTGGAGTACAGGTGCTTCTTCGTGCACAACAACCACGCGACGGTGACGTGGGAGAACGTCGTGTGCTGGCTCTCTGCCGAAGTCGGTGGTGGCGCAGTAGCGGCCATCTCCGTGGACACTACTGGTGTGACAGCCAAGGGCTCCGCATCGGCCCAAGCGAAGACGGTTGCGAACGAGCAAACTGCTCCGTCCACCCAGACGTTCACCGCGCCGACGACCAAGGGCACCGGTCTCTCCATCGGCAACATCCCGCCCGGATCGGTCGCCGCGATCTGGGTCAGGCGGACGGCTGCCAACACTGCGGCCGTCAACAACGACGGCGTGACCATCCGCTGTGAGGGCGACACCGCCGCGTAACCTCCACATCTACCAGGAAAGCGGACGGGCATGACCAGTGTCTTCCTCACAACAGCCGCAGCCGATGCTGCCGTCACGTCTGGCTCCGGTACCAAGTGGAAGGCAGGTTGGTTGCCTGGTGCGGCCTCAACCCTCCTGAACAAGAACACCTCT